TGTCCGGAAACAGCCGGTCGATGATCGGACGGGTGCCGATCGGGTTCGGGGTGCCCGAGGCAACCGTCTCACCGGCCCGCCGCTCGATCGCCGCGAGCGGGACAGGCATCCCGCGATAGCCGCCACGGCTGCGCAACTCGGTCACAACCTCGAGGGTGCGACCCGTCAGCGCCCGGCCCTCGTCCAGGGCCAGCGCTACCTGGCGCATTTCGAAGCCCGCCACCAGCTCGTCCCATTCCCGGCCGGCACGGGTCTCCAGCTCGCCCCCGGCGTCCCGGCGTTCGGTATCTTCTGCGATCAGGGCCGCGCGATACCGGGTTTCGTTCGCCCGGTACTCGGAATCGAGCTGTTCCATCGAACGGGTCTCGTCCTCGGTCGGGGTCGGCTTGCCGACCAGGGCCGAGAGCTGTTGGCGGATTTCACTTTGCCGCCGGGTGATCTTCACGGATTCAAGCATTGGGTTCTCCTGACTGCTTGGGGTTGGGTTTGCCGGGCCGTTCGAGCTGGGCCACGGCATCGCGCCATGCTTGGCGGTCTTCACGGGGCGGGGGATGCCCGCACTCGATCCGGGTCTTTCGGGTGTGACAGGACGGGCAAAGCGCCTGGCAATTCGTGGGCTCATAGGCCAGCTCGGGATGCGTCCGGACTGGCTTGATGTGATCCACCTCGAGGCGGCCGGCACAGCCGCAGCTCTTGCAGCGGAACGCGTCGCGCTCGAGGACTGCCATCCGAAGGGTGCGCCAGCGTTCGCCGCGGGTGACGCGCTTGGAATGGCGATGGTGTTCCTTGCGGATGCTCAGGCCCATAGCAGTCTCGCCTTCTTCTGCGGGATTGCGGCCAGGCGGGCGCCCTGGGCGACGGCCAGCACAGTGGCGGCCGCAGCGTCGATCCGGCCCGTCGATCGGGCCTTGGCGAGTTTCAGGTTGTTCGCCGGATCGCGCAGGCACACGGCATCGGAGAAGGCCGAGCGCAGCAGGAGCGACGGCAGGGCCTTCACCTGGCCGTCAAAGGCGGCCCGGCGGAACCGCTCGCAGTCCTCGCCTCCGTCCCGGAAGCCCTGGCCGCGCCACACCAGGGGCGCCCGGATGCCGGCCCGAGCAATGGCCTCTCCCAGCTCGGCGCCCTTGAACCTGTCCATGGTGATCGCCGCAACTGGCTGATCCTCGACATGGCGCATCACCTCGATCAGCCAAGGTGCTACCGGCACGGTCTTGTCGCCCAGCACGAACAGCTCGCCCCGGTCCTGCATCGCAACGTAGCGGTTGCCGACACCATCCATCTGGCCACGATCGAGCAGGGTGGGCTGGCTGGGGAACGTGCCAAGGCATTCGAGCCGGCCCGTCTGCGGCCAGTAGAAGGCGGCGGCCGTCATGCTGGCCGAGCCGCCCAGGTCGATTCCGATCACGACAGAGCCCTCACGGGGCGGCAGCTCGTGCACCTCGCAGGCTTGCCATTCGTCCATCGTGATCAGCAGATCCCGGGCCTCGCCCGAGACTCGCTCATTGCGGTTGTAGAGGCGGAAGCTCGTGAGGCTCGAACCGCCTCGCGCGATCGCCCGGCGGGCCTCGGCCTCGAGCCATTCCAGCGAGGCGCCGATGCCGTATTCGGAACCGGGGTTTGCCAGCAACAGCGACTCCGGATCGTCGGCCGGCAGGCCTGGCGCGGGGCGATGCTCCTGGACGTAACTGCCGGGCACCGGATCATCGATCCACCGGGAAAACGGGTGCGTGTCGTCGCTGGCCGAGGTGCTGATGATGAAGGCCCGGCCGCCACGCTTGCCAAGCCCCGAGCGCAAGGCCGCCTCGAGCTCGTCGCCGCGATCGAGCGCCCAGTGGCCGCGCTCGTCCATGATGCACATGGTCGGGGCACCGCCCAGCACGGATTTGCCATCCGCTGCGATCACGCGCAGGACATGCCCGCCGCCATCGCCCTCGTACTCGATTTCAAGGCGCGGGGCCCGGCGGAAGATCAGCCGCTTTTGCACCTCGAGCGGCAGCGACTTGCAGAAGCCAGCCGCGAAGTCATAGGCGGTCTTGCCCTGGTCGCGTGTGCGGGCTGCGATCAGGATTTCCCGCCGCGCCTGGCGGTCCCACGCCCCGACAAGGGCGCCGAGGGCGATGCCTGCCGAGAGGGCAGTCTTGGCATTTCCGCGCCCGATGCTCAGAACAGCGGCAGCGATGCCGTCTGCCATGGCGCCCTCGACAAAGCGGCGCTGGAACGGTGCCAGGACGACAGGATTGCCCGAGTTTGGGCCTTCCGGGATCCGCAAGCTATGCATGAATTGCATGGCTCGCTCGGCTGCGCTGCCTTCCCGCTGCGCGAAAACGTGAACCTCTCCCCCCCGGTCTCCTGTCGCAGAGGAAAGCGGGGCATTGGGACCATTTCCCCATGCATCCAGAGCATGGCTCGCGCCGAACAGATCGCCGATCACTGGGCCATTCATCGTCATCGTCGTTGCTTCCTTCGCCTTCTCTTTGCTCGAACGTCGCGCTCTTTTTTTCTTTCTTCCCATCCTGCTGGATGGTGAGGGTCGGAGTGACGGGCATAGGACGACAGACCACGGCGAAGTGCCGAGGCTGTCCCCATGCCCGTCGCGATCTTGCTGGCCGGAGCCGGGCCGTCGCTTAGGGCCTCACCGTGCTGGCGTCGCAGCCGGTGAGTTGAGCGCTACTTGCTGCACCTGAGACGCTGTGCAGGGGATCGGGCTTCGCTCTCTCGGACTGCCCTTTGCATTGATCCCGACGCGTGGTATGCATTCGATGTGGGCGGCCACTGTCTGACCCCTCCCGCACACATCGGCCCGCCGCGCCAACGGCGGGCTTTTCCTTTTCAGGTGCCTCCCTCGATCAGTTGGACCTCTCCGGCCTCGCGGTGTGTGAACAGCTCGGCCACCATCTGGCGCATGAGCGCCTCTTGCTTCGTGCTGGGCTTCCAGTCCCGGCGCCTGCGTTGCTTCTGGATCGACAGGGCGAAGTCTCGGGGGAAGCCCTTGGGCGCGGCACCGATCACCGCGCGCCAATGGAAAAGCAGCTCGGCAACCGTGCGATCGCTCATAGCCCGACCCTCCGGTAACGGGCGGCAATCCGGGCCATGTGGGGCGACATGCCCGTGCCCTTGAGGTCGGCGCTGCGCATGTCGAACATCAGTCCGGCCTGGTCGATGATTGCGTGACGCAGATCGCGCGGCACAGCGGCCAGCTCGTCGCCAAAGCCCGCCTGGTAGGTCACGACAACCTCGCCTTCGGGAACAACGCCGGTCAGCCGCAAGCTAGGGCGGGTGCCATGGATCACGGCAAAGCTCGTGACGGGGTTCGCGTCGATCGCGATGGCCAGCGGCGCACCGTCCAGGTAGGGGGCAATCGGCAGCACCAGGCGCTCGCGATCGCCCCACTCTGGCAGGGTGACGCGGATCGACTGGTTGAAGATCGCGATCGAGGCGAAATGCTCAAGCTCGAGCGCGGCCGCGTCGGCCATGCGCGAAGCCTCCATGATCATATCGGGATAGTCGGCCCGAATGTGCATCGCGATCTCGTCAGCCGAGGCGTAGCTGGCAGAAAGTCGGGTAAGGCGCTCGACCTGCATCAGGCTTCCCCCTTTGCAAAGGCTAGGAAGCGGTCGCGGTCGGCCTGGCAGAAGTTGCGCCACAGCGTCATGAACAGCCGCTTGCGGGTGCTCAGGTGCATCGCCCGATTGCCAAGGTTGTCGAGGACAGCCGAAAGGACAGCCGCAAGCACCTCGGGCGGCTCGATCGAGGCCCACCACTCAGCGTCTTCTTTCGCCGACAGGAAAATGTCAGGCCAGCCGCGACCCGTGGTCAGATCGACCAGGGCGGCCGACATGAGCTGCACGGCATCGTCCGGGTGGGCATTGCCGATCGCCTCGCACAGCTCGACCGCTGCGTTCCGGCGGGTTTCGTGATCTTCGGGCTGCAAAGTGATGCCCGAGTCGACGGCGAGTTCTGCGCAGGGTTGGCAGCTCAGATCACGGTCAAAGCTGCCGCAGCGAAGGTTCGCCAAGACCTCATTTTCGCAATTGTTATCAACGTCCAGATTTCCGAGG